TTTGATTGCTGCTGAAGTTAATACGCCGGATGAGTTGAAGTATGTGCCGGTGGATGCTCTGGAAATTGATGGCGTAGGGCCACGATAAGCGGTCAAGGACTTATCCAAGGCGAAGCGCAGATCGAGGGCAGCAGATAAGCCGGGATTCGTTCTTCCAGCGTGGAGGAGTGGCAGGCTCATTTACGGCATCCTCAAGTGCTGCGTGACTATGGAGAGCTTCTCAACAACCTCTTCCATCTTGTCGATCTTGCTATTCATTCTCTCAAGACCAGTCTGCATTCCTTCCAGTATTTCAGCCTGTTTTTCCACCGTCTTGGCCAAGGACTTGTTAGTCTCTTCCGTTGAATCAAGGAACTTGACATGACGGTCTTTTAATGGCAGAACCACATACCAGAAGACGAAGGCTAATCCAGCCGAAGCAATGCCGTACTGTTCAGCGAATTTGAGCCAATCCATGCCATATGGTCCCCAGGCGCGGCCAAGGTGGTCAGTTAATCATATAAACAATATATTGACTTGCAATATCTGAAATTAGACCTCAAATCTTAGGTTTTTGTCGATGACAGGATCGCAATTCTGGTTGGAGAAGCTCCATAACTGTCCAAAGTCCACATAGCCAACCAGGTCGTTCCCACCAATAGTGCCGTCAGCAAACTTGTAAATCACCCCGCCTGTCGTGACAAATGAAACACTCAACCAGGGTGTTACCGTAAACGAGACCTCCATTGACCTGTTGTCAACCGAAGGTGTTAGGACGGTCGGGATCACCTGTCCAGGACCTGGGATGGTTGCCGATCCCGATTGTGTGTATCCAAACCCGTATGTTTCATAAGGCGTAACATCGGTTCTGGTCTTATGTGTCCTCTTTGTCGCGTCAGATAGCACCGTGTAATTATTGTTAACGAGAAGCATTCTAAACTTATCAACGGCGAAATTGATCCGCCCCTTGGACAGGGATTCCGCCAGGGAGATGTAGACGATGCTCTTAGCCATTCTGGTCTTCCTCTGGTGCTTGATAATCCTCGCAGAAGGCGCAAGCCTTGCTGCCTTGTGGCGATTCAAGGAAACTGCATTTTGAGTGCAAACTGCACTCGTAAAGGATTCGACTGTTTCAGGAAAATCCTGTCCCATTATCCAATCTTGGACCGCGATTAATGCAGGGAAGTTTGAACCTTTTCAGGAGGTTCAATTGGGCATCATCGGGCCTGACAGATTGATGGATTGATTCTCCTGGACTTGTAGCCATGAACCCTTCGGATGGTGGTGGTTCAGGGCATAATGTCTGACATGATTCCAAAGTTGCGAATGGGCCACCTGTCGCGTCAACTGGTTCTGTTATTGATTGGACGCAAATATTTGCAACGCACCACCATTGAATCGGCGGATTTATTCCACAATAAGCCTGGCAAGCCTCTATGCTGCTGAAAGGCCCATTCTTGTAACCAACCGGGGCTACGGGAGAATTAACGCAAGCATCATTTGATCCGCACCACCACCATCCACTAGATGGTTGTTCTGGTATTGGCTGGATCGTGCTGGAACAAGCATCTGGGACGATCTGATTGTTTGGAAACGATAGAGAGTAAAGCTTTATCACTCTCCAGGCAGGGGAACCAAAAATGGCTTGATGGATCGTCGGACTGGTTCCCTGGACAACTGTCGGAATAACTATCGACCAAGGATCGGTATCCTGCAATCTGGTTGCAATGAACATCGGCCCATTGCCGATCTTTTTGACAACGAGATTTCCAGTTCCTTGGATTTGTTGGACAACATTGTATGGAGGATTGGCATACAGATTGACTGTCGGATCGGACGCGCCAATGAAACCATAGTCCCCAGCGTATCCAGGTCTTCCATTGGCAACCGTTTCATGCGGTCCACTCGATTTCAATGTGATCTGGTCGCATTCACAATCGGTGTACCAGCTTCCATAAGGGTCTTGTGTTCCGCATGGAATGGTGTTTTTCCCGATCTGGCGAATCTGCGGTGGAACACCAGGGTCAGTTATTTCTGCCCTGAAACAGGTGGAATAATATTGCCCGTTGAACATTGAGCATAATTCTTTGCCGCACCCCTCAATCTGCGGGTAAGTGGCAAGGGCGAATTTAATGTCGGTGATATCCCCTTTCCCGCCATACTGTCCAGCAGGGAAGATGGGTATTTTTGTGGATATGAATGATCGCGGCCTTCTTGGATCGGTATTTCCAGAAGGATTATATTCGTTGACCGTCTGACTGAATGTGACCCATGTTTTCCATTGATTATCGATATTGCTTAACCAGTAGATAGTCCCTGTGACCGTCACGCTGGTCAGGCTTGCAACCGTGACGGTGCAATACATCTTGTAGAGACTGCCCCAATAATAGTTCTTATTGACAACCCATTGATTAGCATTGGGTTCGGCATTGTCTCCTGGATTGGCGCATTGAAGCTGAAACGATCCAGGTAGATACGCGCCATTGTGCCAGTAGCTGTAATCGTTCAGGATTCCAGATTCATTGCCGGGGCAAGCCGGATCACGATAGAGGCGGAAATCAATAATACCGCTAGCCTGGGGCCATCCAAGACCACAGAGAGAGCAATCCAGAAATGGAGGTATTGTTGGCGCGAGATCGCCACAAGTATCTGTTGCCACATTGACTGGAGGAAACTCATAGGGTCTTGGACCCCATGAGATATAGATCGGGCAGTCGAATCCTCCGTAGGGCATCTGTCACCTCAAGGCGTAACATAGGACTGATAACCACTCATGTTGATTGACAGGGTTATGTCTTCAGCCCTTCTCCATTGGTTGTTGCCAATGTAATCAATCACCCTGAAGTTGGCATCAAAACGCCAGTCCTCCTGAAATAATCCGAAGCTTAAATAAATGTATTCATTGCATGGATTACCATTCATCTGGGTAGGTTTATTGTAAAACCAATGCCTTATGGTTGCTATTTTTGGAGACCATAGGTTCGGCAAATCCGGTGGCCCAGGATGACCAATCTTGTTCACCCCAACCATGAACCAATGCGTCTCAAGTTGCATGAATTGATTAGTTGGATTGACCTTGTTAAATGTCCCATCTTGATTTGGAACAGTTTGATAATAGTCTTTCGGAAGAAATGTCTTTGGAATTCTACATGGGTCTTGTGTTTGAATTGGCTGATGGATGAACGATGACGAGAAGAAATGCAAACAGGAAAGCCCTATGTACTGTCCAATCAGAGTGCCGTCCTCTTTTCTCACATTTATGGGGTCACAGAACGGCAATATTCCCTGTGAGTGGTTGGCGAATACTATGTTCCCGCCACCGTCCCTATATGCAAAAACGCTTCCTGTTTCCTCGACAAATCTTTCGGCCAGGAATGGTTCATTGATGCCCTTGTTCGTCCACATATATCCAGCCGGATGAAGCGGACCCATCCAATCCGCACCATTATCTTGTGGAGTGTCTGCGTCTGTGAAATAAAAGTTGTAGCGATTCTGGTAATTATTATTGTTCAAACCATAGATGCCTTTGTTTCTTCTCCGTATGCATTTGACCAGATGGGTACTTGCCATCGATGGACCCTGGGCGTACCACCTTCTTTGTGGTGCTACTGCCCTTTTAGTCCAAGGGTACAATTCCAGGGAATCAAAGAAAACCGGGCTATCGTCCGATGCCTCGAATGTTATCGGTTCTTGGCTCCTACCGTACCTAATTCCATACGGTCTGCTGGATGTATTGGACAAGTTCCAAGGCGGAATAATCTTAGTGTTCGGTGCTGAAAATGGGTATTGCTGGCCACAACCGTAAAGACCATCTTCGTAGCCATTACCACCAAGGGCATTGGCTGGACTCGACATATAAGTGTGAACACTTAATTCCCTGAATGGGATGCAATTTCTAATGTCGCCGCCAATACCTGTTGGCTTGACCAGGCAGTCACCTTTTAGATTTTTTGCGTATGCTCCCGCCGCCATGATTCACCTCAATAAACCAGCGGGGATATTGTTGGATCAAACCAAATCCTGAATGGTCCCGTGCATAGTTCTCCAACTATGGTTCCGCTTATTTCAAGTGTCACCGATCCAGACAGATCGACATTGCAATACGAAACCGATTTAACACCGATTCCTGTACCACCTATCTGCCACTTGGTCATGTCTGTTATGACCAGGTCTTTTTTGGTTGTCAGCGGAACCTTGTTTTCATTTATGACAAGGAAAATACTAAAATCACCATCTGACCAACTGTATTTGAATTCACACAAACCATCCCTATCCAATTGTCCTGTTCTTTGAGCTTTGCTGGTCAGATTGCACGGTAGGTCTGGCGGAATATTGACCTTAGTGTTAGTGAACGGCCCAGCCTCAAACTTCAAAGCTGTTGGAAGCTGGAAAAATCCAAAACACTCATGGTAGTAAGGTGTTCCAGGATTGAGCGGATTCTGCGTCTTGCAATCGTAAGTAGATACGCTCATGGGCATATACCGTAGGTGACAACCAGCATCCCCCCAGTACATTGTACGGATGTAACAGGATTGCAATCGCCACCGCCACCACCCTGGGGCATGAACTCCCAGACTGGATAGCCATTCTGGTCAACACCTCGCGGGCGCATCATCACCAACTGTCCAATGGTGGCAGTCCCCCCGCCAATCTGGAAAGCCTGGTTCTGCCCTATTGTCGTTGTTCCATATCGCGCCGTCTGGTCTGCATCAGAATAACCATAGCCTGTCGTGTTAACCTTCTGCTCTTGCCAACCGTGCGGAATTGATCCCTCATCGCCAATATCTTGCGGCGTTGCACCAACTTCCGTAATTCGTGCGACGATCCACTCTGACTCGACGGTCAGGTTTTTGCCGTACTGTCTTACTGGTTGGATAGCCATGTCACTCCAGCCTGAACAGTCGTTCCATCGGATACGATTCGTAGATTGGCCGATTGCCTAGCAGGGCAGATGATGGGTAGTTGGTTTCCACATAGTGGTACTTCAACTCTCCAGGACGAGGGACAAGGTTGTGACCATAAGGGATTTTGAAGTTTGTCTTGGCTGGCAGTTTCGTACTTAAATCTCTTTCCGCTTGCATGATTGAATTGAACACAAAAGTTATATCGCAAACCTTCTGGGCCACCGGACCAGACCATAATGGGTCTTGTTTCAGCAACTGCTCCGGTGGAGGGTATCGCTTGACTTCAGTACCCTCCAGAAGGAGAGACCCTGCCGGGAATCCATAGAAGTCATATTGGTTGACTTTTCCAAGACCAGAGATGACATTCTCGGCAAATACGATTTGATAAGGAACAAAGAACCATGTCATCTTTATTTTTCTTTTAACAACAAGAATGTTGATTCCACCGCCATTCTGGTTGCTAACCGGAAGGTTGTTTGGTGCTGAACCATCGGATGTTTTGAACACAAACTGCCCCTGGGGGCTGGAAAGGAATTCCGCATTCGGTTCACATTCCAGGTCAACGAATCGGAGATATTCCTTTGGATCGTTGAACTGAACGAATTCATCCTTGGTGTTGTAGTACCATTTCTTATTTTCAGCCTTACCCCTGAGATCATCATCATTGATCATCAAATAAGGACGCGGCTCAAACTGAACCTGAACCCTGTACTTTGTATAAGTAACAAAGTCATAAATGTAATTTAGGCTTTTATCCTTCTGGTAATCCTCACCAAGCTGCCGTCCATAAGGCTGAAGGCCTTCAATGTTATTGATTCTGGTAGCGTAAAGCCAATCGTAATACGGATGCGCCGCCGGAAGCTTTCGCACCAGTCTTCCAGTACCATCACCCGCTTTATAAACGCTTCCAAGAATCTCGCTTACCATTGATCCAAGCTTGTCGCGGTCGATGATAAAGTCCATCGACGCAGACCCGCCATCGATCTGAAACGATGCCTTTGACGGGGATATTCGGTCAAATAATTCGTGTAGCTCCCTTGCTGAATTTTCTATTGGCATTATCTACGCACCCCCGCCATTCTTGGGTCCGCTTTCACTTGCATACCAAGCTTGGCGGCAACAATGTCCATCTTGTCTGCAATTCTTTTGGTGTTGTCTGCCGTCTGCAATGCTGCATTCTGCGTTGATGAACTGAATGCCGCTTGCATCATGCTCTTTCCAAGCTCGGATATCCCGGTGAATGATGCGGATTTAGCCGCCATCCCAACCGATCCACCAGGAGTAATGGGTCCAAGCTTTCTGGCCACATTCCCGTTGCCGACATTCAACGCCATTTCAAAAGATTTTTGACCTTTCTTCCCATATTCACCAGATGTTGCGAAAGCTCTATCGGCAGCATTGTTCAGCTTCTCTTTTGCATTCTTACTAAACCATCCAGCTATCGATGCCATAGCCTTCAGAATCTCACCAATCATAGCGGTAAGTACTGTAATAAATAAATAGAACAAGCCAACCACAAGGTTAACTATTACGATCAGACCCCTGAACATAGAGATCAGAATCGGCAGAATAACCGATGCGATATCCCTGAGTGCCGGGATCATATTTTCAAAAGCAGCACCAGCCTCCGCAATCAAGACTGCCAACTCAATCACATATGGAATGGCAACATCAATTAGTGCGCTGGCGAATTCCTGCATTATTGGTTCCAGGAAATCGGCTACTGGCATCAACGCATCAGCGAATGTTCTGATTATCCCGCTTGCGGCAATGATTACTGGTCTGAAAATCTTTCCAAATACTGCCATCAAATCACGAACAACCATGCCAAATTGCTGCATGGTTGCAGGATCAAATGCACCCACAAGTGGTGCTATGAACTGGATCATCTTGCTGAAACCTGAGTGAACCAGGCCAGCAGTCTCGCGTAATGCTCCAGCAAAAATACCAATAGCTTGTGGAATCTTGGTTATGTCTATTCCAAGACGAAGCATTGACGCTCTCGTCTGCTCTATAACCATCCTCATCCCAGACAAGGCTGGAGAATTTTTGTAAATATCTTTTGCGTATTTGATTAATGGTTTCGTGAACTGGCTGGCTATAATTCCCCCAGTTTTTGCAAGCTGATCGCCAATAGCTTGTAAGTTTGCTAGCGGACCTTTTCTACCACCAGTATTTGCGTTCGGGTTCTGGTTGCCACCAAACCTCGATTGCTTTGCGTTCAAATCGGCAAGCAGTTTGGCGTGAATTGACTGCATCTGGAATGATGCCAAACCATTGGCATTCATCTTCTGCAATTCGGCATATGTAGCACCAGCACTCTTCGCCAAAAATGTGGTGGCAAATTGAATGCGTCTTGATGATCCAGAAATGCTCAAAAGGTGAATGTTTGACTGCTTGATTCCAGCAACAATGTTCTTGTCATCAATATTTATGGTTACCCCTGCGGCGTTTATTGTGATTCCGCCGGAAGGATTTATTTTTGAAACTGCCGCGACGATCTGTCTGGTTGAATCCCTAACATCGTTGCTCAAAAGAATCCCGGCGGCGGCGACCCCTTGGGAAACCAGATCGACAGAAACTTGCAAGTTGGACATTATGCTGCTGATATTGCCAATGCTCGAAGTGAGATTGGCAATGCCACCATTAATTCCAGCCAGCGTATTTACTGCTGATTCAAGATTGTCCGCTGGAGTCGCCATTCTTCTGCCTCTCCCATTCCAAGTTTATCTGCTCTGGCGACTTCCCCAGGAAGGAATGAATCTGAACGAACTGCTGGTATGCCTCAACTTCCTCATCAATTTCGGTCTCCCAATTGGGATCGATCTTGTGAGGAACACCAGTCTTTCTGTCTCTCTCCCTGAAGTAAATAAGTACAACCTGGCGCATTGTTAGCTTGGCAACATCATCCAAGCTCATGCAGTAAGGTTCATCAACCAAATTCGCCACAAGTTGTGGCCAATTCGGTTCTATGTCCCTTCCTTTCCCTCCTTGGCCTTTCCCACCATCACCGGGAATGAACGCTCGACAATCACTTCGACCAAGGCGGAAACATCAGAATTCTCGTTGATCAATCTGCTTGCCTCCTCGCTGGATATTCCAGCAAGGATGGAGAGCAGGGTGGATATTCCCCAGAATGTCTTCAATTCCTCGGCGCACCGTTCCTTGCCGAAGCAATATTCTCCAAGGGACAGGGATGCCATGAATTCCTTGATCACCCTGTCATAGTCTTCCTTGTCGAGAAGGTCTTTCATTGCGCGGATTTTCTCAAGATTCTTCCGCTCAATAGCCCGCTCAAACTCGGACTGCTTTTGGAGAGTCAGCAGGGAAAACTTGTACTTGTTGCCCTTGGAGCATGACCACTCAACAGGTGCGCCAGAAGCACCAAGGGAATCCGAAAGTGTATGCGTTCCAGTAGACATATTCTCAAGCCTTCGGGTGGGGATATGAATCAAGATCGACAGATACATTGTCGATTTCTAGATTATATTCTAAACCGCCCGTGACCTTCATGTCAAAACTGACAGAAGTAATCATGCAATCATCCATCTTAAATAAAAGATTTTTTTGATCTAATAACGGATTCTGTATTCCTTTTGTATAAAAAATCTCAATTTTACCTTCTTCATTGATTATAGGTGTTCTTGGACCGGCATTAACACTCACATTGATATCGTAATAATGAAATCCATGAATTTTTAGTTTTGTGTCCCTTGTACCATTTCCAAGAGAGAATGCTGGAATTCCATAGTTTTTCCAATCTGGTTTATTGGAAAGGTCATTGATTATGTTCGCATCCCGAAGAACTTTGATGTTGGGGATGCGTATAGCCTCGTCCTTAAACTCAAGAGACCAGGAATCCGCCATAAGATACAAGACGGTCCCTGGTCTAGTCGTTGAGGTGAAGACGATGCGCGAACCCTTTCCAAGGTAAAACGGCATCGTCTTTCCCCTTTTCCTCGATTGTTAGGCAATCGCCAAGGATTGGTTCTGGTTGGCAACCGGCAACGATGTGGTGCTATCCATGTTGCTCAATGAACCTGAGAACTCAAAGGTTGCCTTCTCTTTGACATTGTTTCCAAATGTCAATCCAGTAAGGACCGCTTTGACATTGATGCCAATGGTCCCGGTGGTATTCAGGCCCAATTCCACTTCGACAATCGTCCCACTTGCCGCCTGGAATGCCGTCATAATCGTGCCAGCAGAAACGCTCTCAAGCATTCCTGACCCGCTGACCGTCCCGCCTCGGATGCCGCCCAAGAGGGCTTTCATGCCGTAGGTTTCAAAGTTGGTGAACTCAACTTCTTCGGTCTCAAGCTCCAAGCTCCACTCTTCCAGGTGGAGAGAAGTTGCCGCGCCACCCGCTGGCGTGATCTTCAGGTATCCTGTCTTCCCAGAAAAATAAGCCATGATTACTGTCCTCCGTAGATCACGATCTTGTAAGTAGCACCCGCTGAAGAAGTCACGGTCAGGGTTTTGTCCGTACCACTAACCGTCGAGGGCGTTGGCGAGGTAAACAGGAACCCAGCACCTTCGGTGATGGTGATGGTCGGTGAGGTTCCACCCATGAACCATTCAAGTCCGTTTGACGCTCCAGGGGAGAAGACAATCGTCCCGCTGGTTGAGTAGATGCCGATGGCGAAAACTCGCGCCAGATTGAGGGGCTGGCCGATCAGATCGTAAAGAGAACCCGCGCTGGTCAGATCGTAAGTCTTCGATCCCGCCGCCGCCAGAGTCCTGGTCTCGCTAAACACAATGTTCATCGGAGTCAGGCCTGTCAGGGCTGGTGAAACCGAAAGCGAAATCGAATCCGGTCCCTGGGTGACTGCGGTGAATCCGTTGGTGGTCTTCTGTTGACTCCATGCCATATTGAGGCTGGTGGAGGCGGAATTGATCGTCGCCGTCCAGTCGAATCCATCCTGGGTGAATGAGGTTGCCATTAACTCACCCGCTCCTCAATACTCTTGTAACGGATTACCATACCTGAAATATCGTAATTTGATGAGTCGCCGGATACAATATCAAAAGCTGGTGTAGTTTCAATAATTGAGTCTATAACCGTAGACGCTCCAGTCAAAAACGGCTGATACAAAGCATTCCTTATTTCTTGCCTAAGAGACAGGAATGATTCAACATCTGACTCGTAAATTCTATTTCCCGGCCTAATAATCGATACTTGCACCTCGTAAACATACTCGACAACCCTGTCGAATGCCTCTCTTTCCACCTTCTCTTTGCCTGGTGTAAGAAGAATTAGAGGGACCAAGTCCTCTTGGAGAAGTACAGGTTTTTTTCTTATTTTAACTGTTGGAATTCCGACAATTGCCTCTATCCGCGTCTTGGTTGCAGACAAAGTATCCCAAAATATGCTGGGCATTAGTTTACCCCTTCGCCCGTGTAGGATGTTGCCCTAACAGACCATCTTGAGCGAAGAACCCCATCGTCAACCGAATCCACAAGATATCTTTTATATAATTTATCAGTTATTAATCCGTTTATTCTTGGAGCAAAACCTAGTGAAGAAGCATCAATAAATGATGTGTCATCTTCATCATAAGTGATGTAATTTCCTTGACCATCAACCAGAAATCCGCCTAGCTCTTCTTTCCAGATTAAGAATTCTATTGCTGCCGCGTAAACCATCCCACCACCGGCAGATTCTATTTGGAGTACTGCTGGTCTACGCATCACATTATTTATGGTGACTGCGGAATCTCCTTGGTTCTGGAAAGTTATTGTTTCCAGATTATCGAATATCAGATAGTCATCTTGTATGTTTAACATTAAAAGAATTTATCCGTAAATTCCCAGGATAGTTCCCTATTACTTGCTGTCCTCAGTCCTTCTGTTTTCAGCTGGTAAGCGGACTGCTCCAGACCAAGGCGATTCATTGGTGAATTATAGAGTACCTGGGAATATTCCAATGGGTCTCCAGTTGGGCCTTTCAGACTCTTGTACCCAATCTGAATTACCTTTGGTCCCTTCCATTTCTTGGAGATACTTTTCCTAAGTGTCCCACTTCGTTTTGCTGGAAACATCCCAGGACGAGATGAGGGAGGATGCCGTCTGGAAAGATTCTCTTGATGAAACTCAATAATTCTATCAGCAACTGCTTCTAGTTCCTGTCTTCCCTGCTGATAAGGAACCTTGAATTGCTCCTCAATCTCTGTGTCTATGAATTCGCTTTCCCCATCTTCGCCACCAACAGGTGATTCTTCCGGCGTTGCTTTTCCGCTGAACAGGTTCACCACATAATTGAACAATTCCGTTATGTACCACCAGCTATCGCCAATGGCTTTCATAACGGAATCTTGAGTCTTGACTTCCTTGATTATTTCAAGCTTTCCCTGGGTAATTTTCGTACCAAGGGACTTTTCGTCCTTGTACTTGATGAGCAGTACAGGTCCGAAAGGTTTAGCCATTCAAGTTAGTCCGTAATGATGTATGTCAAATGACCAGCCACAGAGACAGCGGCGGAAAGGTTGAGGTTTAGTGCCTCACCCTGGTTCGTTTCAAACTGGCCAATCAGCCCGCCAGGTGTAGCCTGTCCAGCGGAAGGGGCAGCACCACCATTTGCGGCCAATGCCATACCACCGCTAAGTGCGTTTGACGCGGATTGCCAAGTTGCCGTCACATCACCGGCAGCAACCATCACATAGGACAGAACCCGAATTCGCTTTCCGGTCACGGCAGCTACAACCGTGTTTGAGCCGGAACTGGATGCGCTAATTGCTGCGTATTTCATCGGGATACCATCCTCGATTTGCGTTGATATGGGCCAGCCAGACTTTGTCTCGCCTTCAACAGGCTATCCATTCGGCTAGTCAATACTTGGAGGTAATCACCCCAGCTTACTGACTGCCCATCGACGGTGTAATTTGGTTTCGGATTAACCGTGGCCTCTTTAATGGCAGCGGCAAGATTATCGATTGCTGAATCAATATCCGCTTCTGCCGCCATTATTTCGCCTCCACAGGGCGTGATTCGTGCAACTGGTATCGGATACGGTATTCGCTCTTAGCCTGTTCTTTGCTGTAGGCCTTGATAAACGCCCGTGGGAGTCCCATCCCTGAGACTTCCCACAGGCGATTAACAGGCTGTTGCTGTTGAGGCTGTTGCTTCTGCTGGGTGGGTTGCATCAGCTTTTACCTCAATTAAGCGTTGTTGTTCTTGACGGTGTGCCAAGGACTCCAGACGCTTGGGATACCCCGCTCGTTGGCGAAGTAGGTGGCCACAATGCCCCTGTCGAGCATCTCGTACTGGTTCGGCGCGGCCTGGGTCACGGTCAGCGGGAAGTTCTGCATATACTTGAAGGACTTCCCAGCCTCCATCATAAACCACAGACCATCGGTGTTGGCCTGGTTCAGGTTCAGGCCATCCGATGCCAGGCAACGCTGCTCAATCAGCGGGCTGGACAGGATCGTGAACTGTCCAGAGTAAGGATTGCCGGTCGAGGAGGCGACATTCAAGCTCACCGCGCTGGACTGGGTTGCCCCAGGAGCGGTGCGAAGCTCCGTTCCGGAAGCACCCAGGATCAGCTGGGCGGTTGCCAGACGCGCCGGATTCACCAGGACGGTGTTCGGCGTGATCAGCAGACGCTTGCCGGTATGGGGGTCTTCCATGCGGCTGAACAAGAGGCTGGAGGATTGGATCGAGGTCCAGTCCACCAACTGGTTGGTGTGGGCGTTGAGGTAGCCCAGGGTTCGGCTGGTCTGGTAGGTATTGTAACCCGTGCCGTTATACACGAACGGATTGTTCACACCCAGGACCGTGTCGATGACTTCCAGTTCCTTGCGGTAGGCGAGTTCTTCGCCAACGCTGGATGCCATCTGGAGAACCTGGCCGGTCAGGTCGAAGAAGACGGTCTCCTTCAACACATCTATAGCCAGAGCGTTCTCACGGGTTTCGGGAGTGGTGATCCACCTCTCACCGAATTGGGCGCGGGTGTGGGTCTCACCGGGGGCGCGTTTCTTGGCGCGGTCACCGATGTTCTGCACCCCGATAACCTTCTGACCGTTGAGCTTCGTGGACTCAACAGGCATCAGACGGTCGGCAATCAAGGCAGGGTTCTGGAAGGCTTCCAGAATCTTGACCTCGACCAGGCCACCAACGATGCTGGTGAAGGTGTTGATGTTGAGGAACGCGCTGGGATCGAGGCCGAAACCAGTCGCCTCAACCAAGGCCCGCTTGTCGCCAGCGTAGCCATTCGCTTCCATCATGGAACGGGCAGCGGTCTACTGGCCCATTGCACGGGAATCGGGGCTGAAAAGCTGCCGCCAGCTAGGCCCGATGATCGCCTCGGCCAGTTCCTGGAGGCTGAAGTTTTCGGGACGCAAGGCCCGATCCTTCAGCACCAGATTCCCGGCGAAGTCGCGATTGTCGTTGCCTTCCTTGTCGCAAAGGCCAAGACCCTGGCGCATTTCGGTCAGGAAACGCCAGCGACCATTGGTCTCCTTGGAGCGGGACTCAAACAGGTCACGAAGCTTGATCACATTCATTGTTCTGGTTCTCCCTTATTGGTTCGTGTTAGGCGGAGGTGGTGTTGTTGTAGTCAGCGTAGTTGAAGGGCGACCACCGCCCGATCAGCCTGACGCGAACCTTGGTGGTGTTGCTAGCGTACCGCTCCACCACATAACCGATAGCCTCACCGGCATCGGTGGTCTTCACCAGGGATTGGCTAGCCACATTTCCGGCCCCGGAGGCGGCAGTCACCGAAGCGGCAACCAGATCGCCAGGCTCGAAAGTGGCAGCAGCGCAATCAGCCTCGTAAAGAGCATCGGGAGCGAAGGTGATGCCTTCACCGTTGAAAGCGGGGTAGCCACCAGAGGAGTCGGCAGCAAGTTTGCCTTGCAAGGCCACTCCAGCGAAGACGGCGCGGATGGCAGCTTGGTCGGTGTTGACCGTGCCGGTTGCGGGATACTGGTCAAAAGGCTTGAGAACCTTGGCCGAAGTGTCCCAGTAAAGAAGATCGCCAACGCTAATCGCGGTGGATGCCGCGCTCGGCAGATTCATAATCGTGTCGGAAGCTGGCTTGTACAGCTTCGATCCACCAAAAGCAGTTCCCATCGTCTATACCCCTTTCGTAATTAGTTTGCCAACCAACGGAACAAGGAATCACCTTCAGGAAACTTCTTGCTACCCTCTTTCGACTCCTGGAAGGTAGCCTGAGTGGGTGAGCATTTTGGTTTCGCAGCGAGATTCGCAGCGGCAATCCGCTTGATCTGCCGCTCCAAGGACTCCGGGCTAAGACCACCAAGGTCTTGAACCAGAGACTCTTCAAACTCGACTCCGTTGGACTCGCAAAGAGTACGGATGGCATCCTTGGTCTTGTAGTGAGCGAGTTCCTTTTCAGGATCAATCGACTCTTTCATCATCTTCTTGTCTTGCTCTTCGTCCTCATGCTCACCGTCCTCGCCGTCTTCCTCGTCTTCGGCCTCGGACATTTTTTCTTTGTCGCCGTACTGTTCCATTTTGGAACCGCACTTGTCGCAGACTGCCTCTTTCATTTCTTTTTCTTTTTCGTCTTCAGGCTTTTTAGCCTCAGCGATCTTGGTCTCGTCCTTGACTTCAACGGATTCAGTAGCGTCCATCTCTTCGCCCCCAATTTCCTTGGTCAAAAAATCAATAATTGCATCCGCCTTCTTCTCGTCGGGCATTTCGTTGTTGACAAGGATTTGCATGACTTCACTATGCAAATCAATGTCCTCTGATTCCTTCAGCGTTCCGGTAGGCTTTTTCGCCCCCTTGGACTTGGCCTTCACGAATTTCCGTTTCGCGCCAGGAGCCTGTCTTTTGCTCTTGTAACGAACTCGATTTCCCGCCGCTTCTTCTGTTTCCTGCTCACTTGGCGATTGCGATTCCGTAAGCGATTTAGTTGTTGCCGGGTCTGCAACGAGATCGACATGGCGAACCTCGGTGATCCTGGAAACCACAAAAATGTCGTTCTTGTCCACCGTGCCCTCACCCTGGGCGTTGTGGCTCATGCCAAATACATCGTTCATTTCTTCCCGCTCTGCCGCCTCGCAAACAGATTCGGCCAGCGGATGATTCTTGAGGTAGAGGAGATCGCCGTAGATTCCCTCACTCTCCACGAAGCGGACATTGATGAATTTCCCGAAGCGGTCATGGCTCGACCTCTGCTGGGTCGGACCTTTTTCCGGGTGATCAATGTTGACCTTGATCCCCTCATACAGGGGAACCGCTTCCTTGAGTGCTTCCGGCAGATACCGGCGACCATTCTGGGAGTTGAACCCGATGATCTTCACACCCTTGATGATACCCTTATCGCGGTCAACAACGAGCTTTTTCCCAGGTTGGATTGCTCCAAACTGGAAGATGCCCTGCAACTCTTCGACCAATAATTGGGTACTTTGCATATCGCTATAATCTTCGCTTGACGAAATCTGTCAAGTCCCCCCTATCACCTTTTTTGCTTTTTTGATCCTTGCCGCCCGTTTCTGGGGCGTTTCGGCCAGCAACTGTTTCTCGTCAAGAAGCATTCCCGTCACGGGGTCAAGCATACTCGCCCACTCTAGTTTTTCACCTTTTCGCAGTCTTTTCATAGCTGCGTTGTACCTGCGAACCCCAACCGCCATGATCCGCCTGTCTTTGGAACTGGTCGAAAACCATTCATTGAAAATCTTGGCATTGGGTATGATCCGCCCCTTGAAATCAAAAAACTTCTGTGCATCCAAGGACATAATCGGGGTCAACCAACATCGGCAGTTGTATGCCATTGAACCATCCGCCTCTAGTGGCGGGTTGGGCATCTGGTCAAACCCAGGATTGTCATAGCGAGGTTTTTTGTAATAGATCGTACCATTCCTGGCGCGGTGGGCTGGGCGGATGCGCTCGTCCAGGATGCCATGAACCTGGAAACCAACCAAATCTTTAGGCAGGGATTCGTAAGCAATCTTGCCAGCTTTTCCTATCAATTCGGACATGGATGTTCGGGCAATCGTGTATGCGTTGTTACGCATTGCCCTGAAATATTGTTCCAACAAGTTTTGTCTTTTTGCCGTATCAGTCTGAAGCGAAACAATTGCCGCCATCGTGGACGGGTTCATCCCGCTTTTCTGCATCTTCTTGAGTAACCTATCGGCTACACGCTGATTAGCCACAATCTTCAAGATGATATTCTTGGGAACACCAGGAAACAGGGTCTTATTGATCGTCCGCTTCGCCTCCAGCATGGAATACTTTTCCAGGGTGGAGGTGAATATGCGACCCATGTTTCGCAAATAAATTGTCGTAAGTGACTCGATCCGCTTTTCCACGAAGGAAGCAAATTCTGAAAATCCGATCTGGATGTTGTAAGAGGTATGCCCTGGATTTCTTATGTTTTCATCGACCAATGAAAATCGAAGTCTGCGTGAAATAATGCCCATAGCCTGCCGGGCAATGCGGTTGATCGAGTATTGGACTTCAATATGCTGAATCCCAATAAGCGATGCCAATTCCGCATTGAACCGGCGCGTCCTGGAATCCATTATTTGCCTTTCTTGTCGGCAGCATCCATCTGGTTGGCCACCTTCTTGGCCCAAGACCAACCGGCATCACCACCCCACAAAAGCCAGGCAATATAACCGTTTGAGTCCTTGCCCCAGCCCTCGCCCTTCTTGTCCACTTCGTGACGGGCGAAGAATGAGGTCATGCGCTTGATCGTTGAAGGCGACATTTCCTTGCCATTGGACAGGTCACGGGCGCGGGCAATGCCAACAGCGGTTCCGCCCCTGCCATACTTTTTACGCAACTCCAGACCCCGCTTTGCTGCGGCGCGAACCGATGCCGGTGGTGTGAAGTTGATCTTGTCGTACTTGCCCTCTTGCAGGGATTCAGCCACCAATTGGTCTTCCGGTTCCGGCGTTTTCTGCAAATCCTTATCCACCCCGGTCGGCAACTCTTTCATGGGATTCATCCCGCCAGCGGCGCGGGGCGGAACCTTCTGCGAGGATTCCAGCGATTCTGGGAAAATCTCGTTGATATGTGACTCGTCCATGAGGGGGAAGGCGGCGCGGGCGATGGCGCGACCAACATCCACGGGAATCTGCCCTGTGGCGACCCGCATGACAATAGCGGTGAGGTTTTCGATCTGGAGACCGTTGAGGGCAGAATCCGAAATCTGCTGCTCGGTCTCCCCAGGTGCAAGTTCGTCGGGCATGAGTTCTTGCATCTTCTGGATGTTGTGTTGCTCTTGCTCGAAATCCAGGCCGCGCTCCTGGGCGATGGTCTGAACAGACTTGGCCCCGATGTTGTAGTAAATCTGATCTGCCTGGGAATCGGCAATCTTGTCACGCGCCTCGACTGCTGGAGGGGTGATGATGATTTCGACTTGATCTAGGACATTGATGGGTAGGCGACCCATCTCGGCTGCATGGCGGATAACCTTGGTGATGATCCGCAAGAAGTGGCGACGATAGAAGGCCTGTAACCTGACGCAGTTGCGAAGGAATGGAGATTCAGCAGTCAGGCTGGATGCATAGTTCGCACCGGAGATGTTTGCGCTGGAAAGCCATTCCGGTGCGTTGTGACGGTTGCCAGCGGATCGCAGCAATGCCTGGAAGATGTCCAGGTGATCCGTTGCCGATTCTGCTCCCGGCGGTTTCACATAGTTCATGCCCTTGGGGATATCCAGGAAAGTTCCCGGCTCGATGCGCTGATAATCCGTAGACCTTCCAGCTGGAGTGGACATGACCGAATAGTCGGTCGCATCATCCACGAAGGTCTCAACCTGCTGAATGCTTGCTGTATCGTGTTGGCGCACGGCAGCAATGGCAGACTGGACCGATGCGCCCTCGCCCAGATTTCGGCGCAATTTGGCGGCAATTGAGAATGTTTCCAGGGTCTCAAAGCTGAAGTCTGAAACGCCCCGCTTGATCGCCTTGGGGACATTGCACTTGATATGCACCATGTTGTGGACCGGGACGATTTCACCCATCGGGGTTTCCGGGGTCTTGTCGTGATCCTTGTCTTCTCCACGGGGGGCAATGTGGCTTATGTGATAATTCTTGACATTGAATACATCGTCCGGGTCAGTCTCGATCCCATAAGACCAATGCGAGAAATCCTCACCTGGTGGCTGGAGAACCTGTTCCGGCTCGACGGTGCGGACTAATAACCGTCCAGAAGGCTGGGGAAAAAGGCGGAGGAAGCATTCGCCATCGGTGCGGGATCGGGTGAAGACTTCCTGTTCAAGCAAATCCCACTCGTTGTCGGCGCGGAATTTCTCGACTACCTCCTGAACGGCGCGGACGAGTGAGTCATCGGTATCCTTGTTGGCCTTGGGACCGATGCGGTAGTTGAACCCCGGCCCGATGACATACGAGCAGAGTCCGTTGAGGAGTCCTTGGGCATTTGGATTAGTTGTGGCAACTAATCGCGCCTGGGCGCGGAATAGCCCAAGCTGCTGCTCTGAATACCAGAATGGGTAGTTGGACCCGTAGATGCGGTCCTGGGGGTTTGAAATAGGATAGCTATAAACCCCGCCATCTCTAAAACGATCAAGAAGGTCAATATAAGAACTAAGCCAGAAATCATTAGTAAGAATATTTTCTCGTAGGTTTCTGCGTACTTTTTTCCCATGCTCAGGGGAGATGCGCCCATTGGACCGTCCAGGGATGAGGAAATCGAGGATTTGTTGCCATACGCTCATGCCATTAGTCTCCGCGCAACACGCCCCGATTTCCGGTTATTCCAAATGCCAATCATTGCCCTCAACGCCATTTCCAATGCGTCAGGCCCATCGTCGAACTTCCCCAGGGGAAACTCGCGCAGTTGTGCGACGAGAAGGCGGGAACCCTCTGATCTCCTGAATCGGATGTTCCTATTGGCGAGATAGGGTCCAATCCTTCTGATACGCACATCCTTGTTGATGGTATTGTAAAGCTGGATAATTGGAATATCAGTTCCCCGGCTTTCACACTCAAGCATGATCTGTTTGGCCAGCAGATGCTGGAACTGGTTGGTCTCCACAACCAGGGCATCCGGCTCGAAGTCGGTTGCCTCCTTTGCGAATCTGCTAACGATCTGCTCCGTATCCAGCTTGAGCATTACCGCATCACAGTAGAGAATGTTCTGCCTGTCGCGGGCCAGCTTGATGATTGCCGAATAGTCCCCATGACGGGCATCCTTTCCCTTGGATGGGTCTATTGACAAAGTGCTGATGGTTATGTGTTCATTCTTGGGGAAGTCATCGACCCAGATATGCTCTCCAAAGTGAGAGTTGGGCCATTCCGCACCATCGGAGTCCACAAATTCGCCATCGAGTTCCTGGGAGGCTTGCTTGTCTGAGTATTGCTTGGAGATCGCCCCCACAAACTCTCCAGCCAAGAAAGGATTCTGCGAGGTTTTGGATTTGAAGATGGCGGTGTTTTCGCGGTCACCTTTTCCGAATACATTGTAAGTCCAGTTCGCCATGCCCTTGGGCGTGAAGGTGGCGGTGAGGAATCCCATGTCCCCGCCTTCTCGAAGGCGACCGATGGCGATGTTGAACACTTCCTCGCTCATGTAGGATGCTTCGTCCATCCAAATGCCGGAAAGGTTTGGTCCGCGCAGCTTGTCTGGATCGTCACCGGAACGGAAGATGATTTCGCTTCCGTTGTTGAGGACGAGGCGCGGCGGTTGCTTCCACTTCTCCTTGGTAACTCCCAGGTCATCCGCCAGCTGGTAGATGGTACGCATTGTTGCGTCTTGGAGAATCGTGTAGGTCGGGCTGATCACCATGAAGAGGCGATTCCGGCCTTTCTCCGACATGGCGCGGCGCAGAAGGTCATAGGCTCCCACATAGGATTTGCCGCTACCGATTCCGCCCACGAATCCGCGATAGAGGGCATCCGAGTGGTGGAAATCGTATTGCACCTTGTGGAGGCGCATCGTCTTGGTGACGGTCTTGAGGTCAGTCGGCTTCTGGGTCTGCTGGGTCGATATCCCCTTCGGTTTCGGCGGCATCGTTGAAAGTCTCCGGTAGGCGGGGCGAATAGGAATTACTGTTGACCGTGATGGGGATTTCCATTGACTTTCCAGAGGTGGAGGAGTCAACGATCTCTTCGACTATTTCGAGGCGGACCTGGTTGACAGAGTGGACTTCCTGTCGTTCAACATAGCCTCGATCCCGGCCCAGGGTCTTGAGCATGAGTTGGATGGCCCATTGTTGACCATCCTCAACCGCTTCCATCAATTTGCGCTCTGCCTTGTCGAGCATCTTGCCCCGCTCGTCCTTGGCGATGGCATCAAGTTCAGGATCGTTGACGATGCGATTGGCCAGCTTGGCTTTGGTCACGCCCAAATGTTCGGCGCAGAGGTAGTAGAGTCCTTTGCACCGTTTGAGCGAGTCGATGATCTCCTGGTTGGTCAGTTTTGATATTGCGGCAGGGTCATGCCTCTTGACACGATCTCTCACCGGGACCACCACCTGGGCAACCTCTTGCTTCTCCATGCCGACAAGTGATTTGAGGTCGAATGCGTCCGATGCCCGGTCCTCTCGCGCCAGATAGCGTTTGTCAGCTTCCGATTTGGTTGGGCTACCCTTGGGGCGACCGCGAGGCCTGGGGGATTGGTCCATAAAATTTTTTCCAAAAAAAATTGGGTGGTCAATAAAGGACTATTGGAATCGTAAAATGACACCCCCACCCTTGTCAATTTCCGTATTAGTGTTGTCAATAAAAGATTGAAATAGGTGTTAAATATTTGAGGGGTTATGACCCCCCCCCCTCCCCCCCCCTATGATTTCCTCCCAAGCTTGTGGATATATATTTTTCTAAATTAGTTTCGACTAATGTTAGATATTAGGCTAGGCTAAGGTTTCACAACCTCTTCACCCATTCAACGCCACACAGTTTAATCGATTAGACTAGGCTTTTTGATGGACAAAAAGGAAAAGCCCTAGGGCTTGCCTAGGGCTTGATTGATTTAGGGCTTTTTGGGGCTTTTTATTCCAAATCGGCAGAATACAAAACAGCTAACCTGCCATCTTTTAGTCTAACTGTAACCTCGCCGGTTATGTGATCCGATCCTATTTGAATGCATTCAGCCAAATCGGATTCTGAATAATAATCCGATACATTCAGCCTACAATCCGGAATAAGACAATATCCAACCAAATCGGAACGCATAGTTACATCGCCCATATCCTTACCCTATCCTTTCCAATAATAATTCAAAAGTTGAGCCAGAAATAAAGCCTAAAAAGAACACACACAAAAAGAGGGCAGTCAAGGTTAACACCTCTTTTTTTAGTGTTTTGGGTAACTAACATTGGATACCGTAGGATTCCAGCACGCCCTACAATCGGCACATTTACCTTCCCGCGTATAGGCTTCACACAGGAAAGAGTTATCAACGATTTTAGCCTGTTTTGTGTGGACGGTAGAAGTAGGCAAACCACCTATTTTGGGCGGATTTTGGCTGTCGATCATATGCGTTGATAGCCTAATAACTAGATTAGGTGGAATCAAGTTGCCGATTGTTTCAAGATATTCGGAAACAATCGCGTATTCCCGCGTAGGTATCCAAAATCGGATAGAAGGACAAGCCCACGCGATTTTGACTATAGCTGCCAAATGATCGACGGATTGAATATCCCCAGAATCATGCCACCTAAAATAAAGCTTGGTTTTGTCCTTTTCGGTATTGGCAAGATTATTCAATAATTCAATAAAATCGGCGGTCCATTTTTCTAAATCATTTAGGGTATCGTACCTTCTATTCATGGCAGACTGTACATTTTCAAAAAGGTAACGACCCTTGCACGCATAACAATCGGAACAAACGGTGTTCTCCAACTCTGCCAACTTGGAACCAGTCTTACAAAATCGCGCGGGAATAGAATAACTAAACCAAGGCATTTTAGAAGGTGAGCTAAGGCCACCTACCGTCAATTTAGAATTCTCCAACACTTTAGATTTTGAAACAATCGGCAAAGAAAGCTTAACCATATCCCTACTCCTTTTCCTATTCCTTGAAAAAAACAAAAAACAGGTTATCCGTTTAACTTAGAATCAACCCAAACAAAAAACACAGTAAACCACAAAATAGCGAAAAGAAGCGCGAATGATCCGAAACCCAAAAAGATGATTGGACTATCAACCATATCCAACCCAAGGAATTGCATTGAATAGGCAACAAAAAAAACGGCCAATAATATTGGCAAGAATGCGCCAAAAAACAGACAAGCGGAAAAAACGCTGGTAACGAATAGAAAGCTTCTCATTGTTCTTTTCCTTTTCCTTTTCCTTTTCCTACGCGCCATCCATTCGGTCGCGCTATGTAATGAATAACGACCGTTTCCCCTTTCGTCAACAAAAAAAAACGGAAAAAAGAAAAATATTTTTCCACGCGCAAAAAAAACAGCCCGCGCCGTTGAAATCCAGGATAGCCAAAAAGCCTAATTGGCAACGGTAGAAAGCCTACGGACCCAATCCAATGTTAAAATAGGTAATATGGGTATGATGTAAAGCTTTACCCAGTGTTAAGATAGGCTGTTTCGGTAGTCTGGCGAAGATGGGGGCTCTGGAAATCGGATATATCTGTCCTATATTGCTGATATATCCTTAGGGGTCCGGCTAACTACCGCTGGCAATCGCTAGAAAACTATAGGAAGACCCGCCTCCCGTGAAACCCGCGTCAACCTAAATAATTGCATCCAAATCCAAATGACTCTCCAGGAATAGGGACAGCCCACTAAAACGGAGGCGGATCGCCAGAGTCCCTGCCAACTAACCGCCAGCCTTCTAGCTCAATCCCCGATGGATTCGGCAGTAATCTTGTGGTTTGAATCGCCACAACCCCGGTTGTATTCCCAATAACCGTCCAATGCCGCATCGACCCATATTCCAACAAAACATCCCCAGGTTGTAGCTTTTTAAACTCATCAGAGGTCATAACTACTCTCCATGGGTGGGAAAATGTTCCCAAAATATCTGACTTTTTAAATTCGCCAGGGGGTAGGGGGGTTCGTTCAATTTCCGCTTTGGAATAGCTCACCCGTCTGATCCGGCAGTCTGCCCGTCCATAGCCAAGCTGGAAACAGATCGACCTGGATCATGCCCTGCCCGGTGAAATCCTCGGCATTCCCCAACACATTGCTCACATACTGGATAAACCGACAATTATCATCCGCAATTATGAAATGCCGCTTCAGGGCATCAATCGGAGCTTTAAAGAAATTATCTACATCCGAAGTCTCAGGAAAGTCTGCTCCAGGCTTCGTTGTCAATACAACCCCCAGCGGGAAATTGAAAATTGGAGCCTCAACCCATTCGGATAGCTGGATGGATGCCCGCCACTTTTTATATTCCGCGCTTGTCACGAACCTGGAACGGCCCCGCGTTGCGACCGGAATCCACAACTGGTTCGTTGTCGGCGGCAACGGCAACTGGATCGACCACAGGCAATACTCGCGTGGAGGGGTCAAATTTAGCGTATAGTCGGGTTTCATCACCCAGGTAGCCCTTCCGGCCAATTAGCCTCAAGATCGTCCACTATAACGAATTCTGTGGACTCTGTGATGGTGCTGGGCGGTTGAAAGAAAGTTGCCGCAATATAACCCGCCGCCGCCTTGGGCGTATACCCGCCGGAAGCAACCAGGATTCGCACCATGCTGGTCAATGAAATCGCCTCGATCAGGTGATCCCCATTTGGAATCGATCCTATCCGGCAATGTTTGAACATAGGATCAATGAGGTGGATTTTATTGACCATTTTGAAATTCACTCAAAAAGACTTATTCCGTTAACAATTATTGGTGTTGTATCTCCAAAGTGAGCATTGAACACATTGAATTCGGCCCATTCTCTGGCATCATCATCGCTCATTCCATCGGAGACGAACTTTTTAATTATTCTTTCCGCAGAATAGACCAGCCGATAACTGCCATCGTGATTGGTTAAACCTATGATGGCGGATTCAAGACCATCTAGGTTCACAAATTCAACACCAAGTGATTCTGCTAATTCTTCAACCTGTTCCCTTTTCATCGATCACCCGCCACAAACCTGTCGAAATTGGCCCCGGATTGCTCATCCATGATGGGAGGATCTGCAGGTGCTGGGTGGTCTGCTATTGCGGCGCGGGCGCGTTCCTTTCGCACCGTCCAGGGTGACAATTTGACCTTCAACCCATCAACCGCCGCCGCGTAATCGGAGTCCGAATAAATCCACCGCTTGGGTGCAATTTGGGTTGGCGCGGGAATCCTCCCGTCCTTGATCAGAATCCAGATTCGTTGCCTGGAAAGCCCTGTCAACCGACAAAGGCTGGCGACAGTTTTGAATTCTTCCTGGGCTGGATTGTCAACCAAATCCATAGCTATTCCTTTCTTGTGACAGGCTACCCGCAGGTGGTTCTGAGTCCGGGGCGAGGGGTTCACCCCCTCGCCCTCCCGGCAACCGCAGGTCACGCCGCGCAGCGGCTACAACTAGCTCCCCTTCACCTTCATTTTCATCCCATCAACTACCCCGGCAATCTCAATATCTCGCAAGTAGAGTTTTGACCGCAATTCCATGATTGCATTGACGGTCGGGTCTTTCCCCTGACTCTCCAGGGAAGAGATGGCGCGGCTGGTGTAATCCCCCAGCACCTCTACCGAAATCTTCGACCAATCGACGGTCATGGGAACCCTCCTGGTTTCCCCTGTTCTACGCGTTGACTGTCAACGGTTATCCGTTGTCAACGGAAATCCCTTATTAAATAGTAATTAAGTATTTAATAGTAATTAATTGAAAAAAGTTAGTAGTAATAACTTTAAAAGAACAACATACTAACTGTGGCCGCTTCGCGGCGTAGCCCCTTCGGGGCGTAAGGCCGGGCGGCGGTGGTGACCCACCGCCCGGCAAAGACAATACATACTAAATTACTATTTAATTATTACAACCTACTATTTGATTATTAATAATAAAGGAAATTTTGTGCCAAAACCCTTTACCAGGCCAATTTTGTTCATAAGTTGCGATTCCTGAACGGTTTAGGGCTCGAAATTTATTGTCAACGGTTGTTGGATAATCTTAAGTTTTTGAAATGTGGCTTGTTTTTGAGAGGGAATTATAGTGTACAAATAGGCAAACCATTGTCATGTAAGGGTTTAGGATCAATTTGAAAAATATTTGCAAGTTTTTGTTCAATGTCCGTTGACATAGTGTCGATGGATGGAATATCATCCAAGTGTCGATAGGAAATAGGAAACAGGAAAGGAAAAGAGCTATGTGCAATTCAGTTCACCCGTTTGAAATCGCCGGTTTGGGCCGCGCCCCTTTCACCCTGGAGGGTTATTCATGCGAGGTTGGCCCACGCAAGTTGGCCGATGGCGTGACGGTTGGTGCGCCTGGGCAACCGATGGGCAGTTGTGATTATTGCGGGCGTGGGATTGCCCATGTTTTCAAGATTCGTTCCTCCGATGGAAAAGAGTCTGGCGTGGGTTGTGATTGTGTCCTCAAGATTGAGCGGGAAGATAATCAGCTGGTTTCGGCGGTTAAAAAGGCCAAGATTTTGCTGGATCGGAAGGCCCGCCAGGCTAAGGCCGCGCAGAAGGCCAAGGATGCCCGCGAGAAGCGGTTGCAGGCCCAAAGGGATCGGAATGGCGGGTTGACAGACCAGGAAGTCAGGGACCAGCGTTGGGCGGCAGAATTGGCCCAAATCAAGGCCGGAAACGAATGGTTGGTTTCCCGCCTGGATGGTAACGGTCCCTTTGTTACTCATATGCGCGAATTACTGGAGCGGTATCCCGCCCGCGAACTGTCGGCAAAGCAGATCGAAATCCTGGGCCGAATCTGGGTTGGTTCGTTCGGGTTCCCAAGGGAATCCCAGGCCGAAGTTGAGGCGGCGGCGGAGTTTCGGGAAAAAGTTTACGGGGAATGAAAAATCCCGCGCAAGTTTCTCCTGGTGGTTCGTTAATAGGTCATAAGGGGCGCGGTGAGGAATCGCGAGGGTTCGCACGGTAAAACTAGCCGAGAGGCTGGGACACCCTGCAATCTGGTGGATAACCAGGCAATACCCCTGTTTTTTAAGAGGAAGGAATACGATGAGCAGCTTCAAGACATTTTCAAGCAAGAGGGATTTTGTTCAATGGATTCAGGAATCCTTGGGTTCAGAAGGTTCCAGGGAATTGGCTGAAAAAATTTGGGATTATCTTTGGGAAACAGCAGAGCATATCGGTTTGCCGGAATGGGGTTCTAATTGGTCCCGATTCCTCAAGAATTTCGATGGCTGGAATATTCTGCAAACAATCGAAGAATATTCAAAAAACTAAAAAAAAGTTTTGCAAGTAATTCCCGGTGGTTCGTTTAGTTGGTGGATCGGTGGTTTAACAGGAAAGGATCGGAACCATGTTTGCAGTTGTTGACACATTCTCAAAACCCCACGGCGATTTTGGGACGGTAATTTCCAGGCATTGGACCCTGGAAGCGGCGGTTAAGGCTGAAGGCAAGTTTCAGGCCCAGGTTCGCCGGAATAACGGGGAAAACAGCTATATCCCCACGGTTCTGGTTCAACTGATGGGCAACCGTTTTGGGCGGGTTGAACGGTCCATCCCTTGCGATTGGGTCAACCAGAACGGGCGATGGGAGCAGATCGACCAGCCCTGCCGCGAGGTTGCCCGCCGGGTTGGTTTTTTTGATTAATCTGCAATGGGTTCTGGTTTCAGAATAGGAAAAGGAAAGAGGATTGAGAAATGAACGGATATTTCACGGTTGCGCGGTTCCCATCGAATTGCCCCGAAACGGGCAGGCCCATCAAAAAGGGCGACCGGATTGCCTACTTCCCAGGCCAACGGAAGGCTTTCCACGAAGATTCCAAAACCGCCCAGGAATTGCGGGGCCAACAGTTTGCCCGATCCTGGGGCATGGCGGACGCGAACTGGTAACCTCCGGTTTTAACCCGGAACTTTTCAATCATCTAAATCTTGACAGGGGTAGGGGGTATATCATGCGTTTTCCCGTTCAAAAGGTTTGCCTGTTCTATCGCCGGAAATATGGTTACCCGGTGACTTCCGCAATAAATGTGGAGATCGAATCCGAAATCGAGCATACGGACAGTTCCTGGTTCCGCCTGGAATGTGATTCGGATGAGATCGATTCCAGCCTCGACCTGAATGAGAATGCCGAAGATATCTGGCAGGTAATTGACGGTTTTTGCGTGGCGCGGGCAGTCAAGGGTTACCTGGGCATGGATGATTTCGGTGATGGAATTATCTGGTGGTCAAGGGCTAAGCTGGGTGAACATGACCAGGAATCCCAGGATATCTACTTCGCCATCATTCGCCGCCTGTTTGGTGAGGAAGTTTTGGAAAAGGCGCGGCTGGCCTATTTCCGGGTCGAAAAAAAGTCGCGCAAGTAATTTCTGGTTTCCCGTTTCACTTTTGGACAGTTTCCCAATTAGGAAGGACAGGACTATGTTAGACAGAGTTGACTTCAATCTGCCAACTTTCGCGCTTCACAATGACCTTATGACCCAAGAGGTTTTTGGGTATTACGAGTACAAGGGTATAAAGCTTTCAGTACACCTTTTCCGCGTAGAATCCGCCTTCAAACCCTTGTGGCTTATCCAGGTCTACGGTGAGCATTATGTGTTCCAGGATTTGTTGGCCAAGGCCGAAATGCCCGCCGAATCCGAATTGTACGCGGTTCTTCGCAAGGCCAACGATATGACCGTGGAATTGGCCAAGGCCCGCTTGGAGGTGGCAGCATGAATATTCAAGGTGTTGCCCAATATGTGGTGAATTTCCGCTATTGGAAATCGAATGGCAAGCTGGTTCAACTCCAGGCGGAATCCAACGATATTGACCGCGTTAATGCACGGGTAACCGGCATCATTCAAGACTGTCGATCCCGTGGGCTTGATTACCTGGCCGAGATTTTCCCCAGGCTATCCGATCCCATTGTCTACGGTTCGCGGCGCGGGCTGGCCCATCGGCGGGAGTTACTGTGACCCCAGAACGGTTTTGGGCCAATTGTCAAAAGCGGGGTGTTTCCAGGAAAACTGTGGAATATATTATCCGGCAGCGGACCCTGGAAATCCCCGTCAGGATGATTGTCAGTAGACTTAAGGCTAGGCGGGAATCAGATAAAAAACGGGGGAGATCATCGACCGATTTTCGGTTGTCTGAACAGTCTGTCTGGAATATCATCTACCAGCACAGTCGCACATTCGGAAACCAAGAAAACTGAGAATTAGCCATGATTTCCCCATCCACCCTGGAAAGGGTCCAAGGCCTTATTCGCTCAAAAAAAACCTGGTGCTATTGCAAACTGTCCAGGGAATTGATCAAGCTGGTTGGCGAATCTGGCGATAAGACTGATATGGTGGAAATGGAAGGAAAGCGGATTCGGATCAAGGCTGGGAAACAGGAAGAGGTGATTCGATGCGATGGATTGTGTCGCTGTTCGTGTTGTGCCAGGGATGCCGTAGCGTAGCCCCGGTTCACCATGAGTGCAGAAAACCACTAGAAGTGTCCGTAAATTTTTCGTACAACCTGCCGAATGACCAGGGGTCAGTTTGTGTGGGGGTGCGAAAATGAATCGGGATGAACTGGTGATGGATGTTATCGATTCCGGTTATTTACAGAAATATTGCAGCAAATTCCTTCGCCCCTGGATGGACCGCGAAGAATTCGAGGCCGAGCTTTACCTGGCAACCGTCAAGGCATCAAGAAAATACCTTCCAGAAAAGGGAGCCTGGCGGACCTTTGTTTTCTGGTGGTGGAGATCGGCCCGATCCGAAATGACCAGGCAATACAAGCGGCGTTGCAAATGGTCTGGCATAGTCTCATTTTCCGCATTGGAATTTGAGGTCATCGACCGGAAAGCGGAAACCATTGTTTCCAGGATGGCCGAGGCGGCGGTTGATCGACTGTCCAAGGAAGAAAAGTTTTTCCTCTTTGGAGCAGCAATGAAGGAAACCGAAAGGCGCGGGATCACTCGTTCCCAATACGAGATTCGCCGCCGTCAGATTCGCAGGAAGATTGCAGGGGAGCTTTGATTCAAAATGCCCAAACCAGAGTTGGATTTCCGCCTGAATGAAGATCAGAAAAAGCTGGCCGAAGATAACTTCCGCCTGGTCTACTGGTTTATGGAAAAGCAGACCATGCCAGACGGTATCGACTGGGATGATTACCAGTCTTATCTGATCCGGTGGTATCTGCGTTCCATCGTCACTTACGATGAAACCAAATCCAAAATTTCCACCTATGTGGTGCAGATGCTCCGGTGGTCTCGCTTGCATTACATCACCGCATATGTGCGGGAGAAAAAGAAAGGCATCTCGTCAATTCATGGTGAGGAGGGGGATAGCGTTGAGTTTCCCGTTTGGGATGATCAAGACCAGGGGATCGTGACCCAGGAAAATCGTGATTGCCTGGAAAAGCTTTTCGAGAGCATTGGGCCGGTTCGGGAAAAGATCGTCCGCAAATATATTTCCGGCGTTTCTCCGACGATCATCGGCAGACAGGTTGGAATTTCCCGCCAGCGTGTAGAGCAGATCATCGAAAAATCTGTTCTCCTCATGCGGAAAAAAGCTAGGGATTCGGGCATCAGAAACCCGATGGAGGTAGCATGATGGATTTCATGGGTTGGGCTTGCCTAGCCGCACCTGTCTGGCTAATCTTGGTGTTTGTGATCGGTATCTACGATAGGATAGGAAAGGAGATCGGAGACAATGGAAATGGCAAATCATCCCCGTTCAGCAGAAACTAGGGAACAGCATAGGATTTACTGGTCAAAGTTGACCAGCCTTCAGCGGGAAACCACCGATCTAATTCTCTCGATTGCCAGCGATGGCGGTGAGAATGAGCGGCAGGGGGCGCGGCAGATTTGCGAGTTATTCGCAAGCCATCAAGTTGTCAGGGCGATTGAACAAGCCCAATTCCTGGCCAACTATTGCGCCCCGGAAGAGCGATTTGATAGGTTCGCGACTATCCTGGGAAATTATCTGGAAACCCTTCCAGAAAATCCCCACCAAGCTTGTGCAATAGTGTATAATCTCTGTGGAACCAGGGAGATTGATTTGCTGGTGAATGGGAATTCGGAAGTCCCAGAAATCTGCACCAAGGCATTGATTTTCCTCTCTGGACGGCGTAAGGGTTTTGTCATAGAGAGAATGGAAGCGGTTCTTATCTCGATTGCGAAAGCAATGGAAATCGGAAAAGGAGATTGAAATGGCGCGGCGCATTGGTGGTCTTGTGATTTCCCGTATGGTTGGTGATGCAATCCAACTGCTCTACCCGAATGGCAAGGAAATTCTGGTCGAGGTCAAAAACCTCATCCAGGATGGTGCTGTCATTCAAGTGGGCAATGATTCCTACGATATGCTGGTTGGCGATTCGGTGACCATTCCAGGTGTGGAAAGCATCTCGTCATCCGGCATTTACCTGGAGAGTACCGAAGGCGGACGGGTTGCGATTCGCCTAATTGCTGACCCAAGGATTCGCATTCTTCGTACTGAGTTGCTCCGCTGATTGTTTGTTATTTTCACCAATAGGAATGAAAGGAAACTGAAATGGAAGAGGTTGTTGTGGAATCTACTGAACTGACCGTGACCCAGCCGAAACCCGCGCCGATTGACCCGGCGGCAATTGAAGCTGCCCTCATGCGGAATGACTACGGGCGGTTGCCGGTTGCGGAAAAAGTCGCCTTATATCGTCGCACCTGCGAAAGTATGGGCCTCAACCCACTAACCCAGCCCTTCGGTTTTTTTAAGATGAGCGGTGGTGCAGAAGTCCTTTATGCTAAGCGGACTGCCGCAGACCAGCTGCGCCAGATTCACGGGATCACCCTGGTGGACTGCAGCGAGGCCTGGGACAAGGACACGGGAATTTTTAGCATTACCGTGCGGATGCGTGACAAGCATGGCCGCGAGGATATCGACCGGGGTGATGTTTTCATTCCGCCCACCTGCAAGGGCATGGACTTGGCCAATGCCAAAATGAAAGCCATAACCAAGGCCAAGCGGCGTTGCACTCTTAGCCTGGTTGGTCTGGGATTCCTTGACGAAACTGAGGTTATGGATGCCCGCCTCGCGGTCATCAAACAGTCGCCGGAATTCGTTTCGGAAATCACGCAGACCCCGATGGTGACCCAAGAACCCTTGGCTGATGAGGACGCAAAACGCCAGGCATTCATGCTCTTCAAAGAACTGGCCGAAAAGGTTCCCGATCTCAAGGCCCAGATGATGGCAAAGTTTCCAGGTCTGGACAGTAAGACCATGACACGCCAGCAATGTGCCGCCTTGATTTTGTTCCTCGATTCACTCAAGTCTTAACAGGAAAGGATAGGATCATGTCTTTCACGCCTACCGAAGAGCAGATGAAGATTTTCGACATTATCGGGAAGGAGATTTCTTTCCGGGGTGGTCAGATCGAAAATCTTGCGGTTGATGCGGTTGCAGGTTCTGGGAAAACCACCACCGCAGTCGCGTCAATTCCCTATGCGAAATCGGTTCACAAGCGATTGGGTTTTACCGCCTTCAGCAAAGAGATCGCAAAGACTCTCCAGGCCAAGGTTGGTCTCTCTTGCCAGTCTGGAACCATGCACTCCCTGGGTTTCGGGCTGGTCAAGGAACGGTTTGGCGATGTTGCCCTGGTGAACTGGAAATACGATGAGATTGCCAAGCGAGAATTCCCCAGCCTGTTCATTTCTGGCCGGAACGGATTCAAGCGGATCAAGCCGGAATTCGCCGCCTTTGGAGCGTTGTGCCGAATCATCCGCGAACAGAACCTGGAAATTGGTTTTGTCTCGTCGGATACCGTAAAAAACATCGTCACGATTGCCGAAAAGCAGGGCATCAGTCTGCCGTCCAAGGATTGGATTCCTGAACTGATCGGTGCGTGTTTTGAATGCATCCAGATCGGCGCGGACAATCCAAAGGAAATCGACTATTGCGACATGATATGGTTGCCAGTTTTCCACAAACTGGGCGTGAATAAGTTTGATTTGCTGTATGGGGACGAGGCCCAGGACTTCAACCCGATCCAGCAAAAGTTTTTCATGCAAATGGGAGAGCGTAAGGTTATTATTGGTGACCCCTACCAATCCATCATGGGGTTTGCCGGTGCTGATACAAACTCTTTTGGCAATCTGACCACCTGGTTGGATGCCCACACCCGTCCGCTTTCCACCTGTTGGAGATGCCCATCATCCCACCTTGAACTGGCGAGGTATTTTGTGCCACATATCAAGGCCGCTCCCAATGCCCGTGATGGAGAAATCTGTCAGGTATTAGAGGATCAAGTGGTCAGGGATGCCGGTCCTGGGGATATGATTCTCTGCCGGTCGAATGCGCCACTTGTCGGGATGGCGTATAGGCTTTTTCAGGAAGGGAAGCCCGCCATCGTGCGCGGTAAAAATATTGGGCAGGGTTTGATTGGTCTCGTAAAAAAATTGATGCCTGGAGATTTGACAGAGTTGAATCTGAAGCTTGGCCAGTATAAGGAAAAAGAGGTTCGCAAGTTGATTGATCGGGATGCGAGTCAGGACGCATACACCGCGCTGTATGACCAGATCGAATGCATTCAGACGATGGCTGGCAACTATGATTCCCTGCAAGATTTCCTGGATAAGGCCGGGAAGCTTTTCGGGGACGATGAGGAAACAAGACCGGATCAGACGATCCTGTCATCCGTTCACAGGTCGAAGGGGCTTGAGACAGAGAATGTCACAATTCTCCAGCCCTCGAAACTGTGTGCCTGGGGTGAGACATATGAGTCTTACCAACAGGAGAAAAACCTGGCTTATGTCGCATTAACGAGGGCGAAGTCACGCCTTAGTTTTTGCGGAAAGCCGGGGAATGGTTACGAGGAAGGAGGTTTGCATGGCTGGGTCTCGACTATCGCAAGCCAAAATGTAGCACCATCACGAAAGGCGAGGTTTTAACTCCAATGTCTCAAGATCAACCTAGCTATGATTGGGTCGATGATCTCATCAACACCTTTGGTGAGGAATTCGATCCAAGCAGCAATCGCAAGCTGCAACCCGAATCCATGACCGATGGCGAGTACACTCTCCAGGTGGTGGATGCCCAACTCGACCGGATTGCCTCGACTGGCGCGGCAGTCCTCCGGTGGGCCCTCAAGGTTCTGGATGGCCCAAGCTGCAAGGACGCATTGGTCGAGAAAGTCAATTTCTTCGCCTCCCAGGCTGGTGTGAATGCCTTGGGTGCTGACCTCCAGTTGCTGGGTATCAACTGCCGGGAGTGGCGTGAGAAGAACATCCCCCTGGGGCGCGGCATCGTCGAGGCCTTGCCCAAGCTGATCGGCGTGGTTTATGTTGGCCGGAAGCGGACAAGCACCAACTCCACCAATGGAAAGGTTTATCACAACATCAATGTTTTGAGCGTGAAGAAATCCGCTATTGATGTTGAGAAGTCCGAAGGAACCCCCTTCTAATGAGCCAGAATCCTCCAGAGGGTGAACAAGCCCAGGAACGCTTGAAGAAGCGGGAACAGGGCATTCAGAAGTACAAGGAAATGTTGGCCGAATGCATAGCAAACGGCGACAAACTTATACCCCTCTGGAGGAATTCCCTCATCACTTCCGGGACATTCACAATCGAAACCATCCGCCGATGGGTGTATGATGGGCGATTCCCATTCATAAAAATTGGGCGGCGCAGATACACCAGTAACAAGGTTCTGGCTCAATGGATTCTAGACGGGCAGAAAGACAAGGAAGTCTTTTGTCTGGGCTATACAAAAACACTTTCCAAGATTTCATGCCAATGGAAGGAAATTTACAAAAGAGCGCGGGAAGTAACCAACGAGCGAAGGATCGCCGCTGGTCTTCCACCGCTTCCTGAATGGAAGAATGATCCTCCAATAGATGCTGTTATACCGGCGGAACCTGTCGTTGAAAATCCATCTGAACCTGAACCGATTGTCAGGAAAGAAATCATCATAGAAGACCTCATGCCGTCTGATGAGGATTTGTATTCCGATCCAGGATAGGAAGGGATAGGAAATGGGATTCTCCGTTGCTGATGCCGTGCGTCTATTGGTTGGACCCGAATCTCTCACCGAGGTTCGGGTTTTGCTTCAATCCGCAGATGATCGAATCTGCCGGAACCAGTATTACCTGGGGGCGCAAGCCGAGGATGTTGCGCGGGATGTTCATCCTCTGGATCAGCTATCGAATTGCATTGGGATTTACCTCATCCCCAATCCGATTGATCCGAAACTGATTGACCGGAATACAAAGTGGCGCAAGCCATTCATCACCAAGATTCCATCCAGCAACCAGAGCAATATGCTCTCCCGGCGATGGATTTTGGTGGATTGCGATTCCATCCGGCCTGGAGAGTGTTCTGCCACCGAGGCCGAAAGAGTTGCCGCATTCGATCTGGCAGAAAATGTCATAGCCAGCCTGTCGGTTTTTGGTTTCGGCAATCCGATCAAGGCTGATTCCGGCAATGGATGCCACCTCATCTACCCCGTGGAAATGCCCCCAGATCAGCCCACAAGCCAACTGATCAAGGAGTTTCTGGGGCAATTGACCAATCGATGCAAGGTCACCGGTGCCAAGGTCGATCCGGTTACCTGGGATTCCCAGCGCATGGTGCGCCTATACGGAACAAAATCCCGCAAGGGTGAATCCACCCCAGATCGACCTCACCGCCTGTCTGGGATCATTGATCCTGGAACACCGGATTCGGCTGGGACAAACACTAAGGCTTTCCACGCCGCTCTAGAGGCATGGCGGGAACAGGACAGACTTCTCCAGGGGGAAGGGAATCGCGACCCAGTCGAAGCTGCCCGCAAATATGTCAGCAGAATCGAAGGGGCGGTTTCCGGTGCTGGTGGCCACAACAAGACCTACAGAGTTGCCAGCCTATTGGTTGAAGGGTTTGGGTTGACAGATGATCAAGCTTTCGGCGTTTTGCAGGGCTGGAATGCCTCATGCAGGCCGGAATGGTCAGAGCGCGATTTAAGGCACAAAATTGAATCGGCTAGGGCGAAGGCCGATCAGAGCAAGATTGGCCACCTATTGGTCAAAAATCAGCCCTCTACGGCGAAGCAGACGATACCGGACGGTGTTCAGAAAACGGATGCCACAGTTGCTGACCTCATTCGCCTTGGACAGTCTCTGCAATGGTTGTGGCCAGGCTGGATTCAGCGCGGGGTGTTGGTTGGCATTGCCGCTGAACCAGGGGCCGGAAAGACCAGATTTTGTGCTGACATAGCCAGACGGGTTAATCATGCCCTGCCTTGGCCGGATGGGACTGCCCCCACCCTGGATAGGGGCGCAAAGGTTATGTGGTTGTGCTGCGATGGTCAATGGGGAGAGATCACGCAATTTCCGCAGCAATTTGGGATACCGCCAGAAGCCATTTATTTGAACAGCTGGAACCTCGATCCCACCGATGGAACGGTGTTGGACGAGGCGAAGCAGTTCAAGGAGCTAGAGGAGCGCATCAACCGGACAGGGGTATCCCTTGTTTTCGTTGACACGGTAATGAACAGCACCACTCATAACACCACCCGTCCAGAGGAAGGGGTGAAATATTTCAAACCCCTGGCGGAAGTGGCGCAAAAGACGAACACAACGATAATTCTGGTGACACACCTGTCTGCCGGTGGAGAAGCATTGGGGCGGCGCATCGTTGGCCAATGCCGACAGATGATCAGCCTGGAAAAGATTGAGGGGGAGCCACACAACTCTCCAAAGAGGAAAATCTATGTCAGCAAATCCAATAGCGTGATTCCCCCAGAATTGACCGCGACTATGGGAAATTCCGGCAATGAATACGCCGGGGAAGCTTTGCGGGAAGAGGTCAGAAAAGTCGATCCTCATGCCTGGCTGGCGACCTATTTGAAGAGTGGCAAAAAACCTATGGACTTGATCCTCATTGACTCAAAGTTGCATGGGATTGATGGTGCTGCTTTCGATGATGCAATCATGTATAAATCTGTAACTGATCAATCTCCGTATAAATGGACTAGGCTGATTAGGAGTGACTGAAATGGCTGGCAAGGAGTGGAATCATTACATTGATGAGATCACTTCTGCCGATGTTGAGTTTGAAGATATCCGGCGGTTGATCAATGACATTGAGAATGGCAAGTCGATTGACCATCTTGATGGCGAAAAGCTGCTGACCGATCTCTGCAATCTCCGCTACCGTTTCGGTTTCTTTTTCATGTCCTGTTTGGCGATTACTTCGATCACCAAACCCAAGGGGTGCATCCACGATAGTATCCGCGACATAACCAGGGCGATTAAGAACCTGAAGCGGTTACGGATGGTCATGCGAGAGGTTGAATATGCCGCAAGTGAAGAAGGCGACGAATGTGAAGGTTGCGGGGCGAAATTCCAAGAACCCGTCCAGGAAGGCGAAGAACCAGAAACCGAAGGAGACCAAGAAAGCCCCGATGAAGGTGGTGGCGAAGAAGATTCAGGAGCTTGATTACTCCAAGGTCAAGCTGGCCGATCTGCCGAAGAATGCCGATGGGACTCCTAAAAAGAAGTACTTTGTCCTTTGGCTGATCAACAAGCTCAATCGGTCTATTCCCAAGAATAAAAGAAAAAAGAATAGCCTGTGATCGTATAAGGAATTGTGCTGGGAATGGAACAGGAGAGGATTCATATCATGGAAGATTTGCTTTTCCCTTCAGTTGGATGGTTGAACCTGTCCAAGCAAGAATTTCTGGATATCGCTGATCGTGCTGGCGGTGTTCAGGATGTTGTCGTCAAGGATGATCTGAAGCAGTTGATTGCTTTTTCCAAGCTGTTGATGCGAATCATTGATTGCCAGGACAAGCAGTTACAGGCTTATGATCGTTCCGAGGTGGCAAGGTTTTGATCCGGTGGAACCGGAGTTTTTTAGAAGGAGTCTTTGCCTTGAAGAAGTTTGCATTTGCCTTGTGTGCCGTTGCCGCTATGGCGGGTTATTCCCAGGCTGGGATTTTCCGCAAGCGGGTCACCACCGTCACCGCAGTTCAGGCGAAACCCGCCCCTGCTCAAGTGAAGGGGGATACCAGTACCGCTCAGAATGCTGCTATTTTTATTGTGCAGAGCGGAAGGTTTCGTCACAACGGCCACCCGGCCGGTCTTTTTGAGGGCATTGGAATGGGTGCTACGCCCCAGCAAGCCATCCAGAATTGCTGCTTTTGGGGCAGGCGTGAGGCTGTTGACATTGGCACTTGTCAGAAGTCTAATGGAACTTGGATTGCGGTAGTGCGTTACCGCTAATCCTGCCCCCTGTTAAGGGGGCGTTATCCGCATTAATTCAAGAACCGTTTGCAGGCTGGGGAACTCGGTGAGCAAAAAGTAGAAACTCGGCAACCATAGGTCGAGGGATGAGGGTGATACGGTAGCCCCTCATGCGGATGACAACACAGTTTCAAAGGAAAGGAACCAGGACAATGAGCAGGGCGACTGAAGAAGCAAATACAACTCATGTTAAGTGGACGCTGCCGATCCCAAAGAATCCTAACAAGGATGAGATTCTTGGGGAATTTGTATACCGTCCAGAAGGATCGGTTGATTTCCTAGCTCGTCACATTTGGATAAAACAAACACCAACACATTGCTTGTTTAAAGTTGAAATTAGAGATCTTGATTTACCCAATTTCTCCCTTGGACAAGTTGTTTCAAGCGAAAATATGCAGGGTGACATTTTTTCGGTTATGTGTCAAATCCAAAACATGATGAATGCCGAAGCAATTCACTTCGCAATTGCATGGGAAATAGAAGGCCACTAGAGTGGAATCCCGCGCCGATCTCCCGTGCGGATGCGGGCAGTTAAACCGGGAGAGTTGTAAGGACGGCAACCAGCTTGGATAAAGAATAAGGCAAAGAATCTTTTTGCAATTTAGATTCTTTCTGTTGTCAAGGGGTGGTGTAAGCGGAAACACGCCAGATGACGATTTGGTTTCCAGGTTCAAGTCCTGGCCCCTTGAATTGATTTTGCAGGAGTGGTTATGAGCGACAGGGATTCCGATCATATGCTATTGGAATTGCAGGAGGCGCGGGCCGAAATTGATCGGTTGCGGGAGTTGCTTCGTTGGCGGGATGCCAAAACAGAAAAGCCGGAACAAGACTCATTGGTTTTGGTAAACTTAATTGAAAGATTCGCAGGCCGCATTCCTGTTCGTGTCATGCGTTACAGCGAACGATGCGAATGGATTGATCCGAATGCCGGTATTTGGATGGACAGAGATGTCCAATACTGGCGACCAATCGGCCCGCTGCCGGGAGGGGAGTGATGAGTATTCCAGACGAATGGGCCGATGCTCTGGAACAAGAATGCGATCATTGTGGAGAGGTTAAGCCATGCCTTTCAGCAGAAGATCCATTTGTTGCAGACATATTTCCAGAAGATGAAAACGATGAATCATTTTGGTGTCAGGAATGCTGGGAAAATCGTTGCTACGAAAGATGAACCCGCTACCGGGCGAAGGAGGGGAGTGATGAGTGACACGCCAATGGGCCGGATAGTTGGGAAGTGGCCCGGAGACGAGACGGAGGAGCAGATTACCGAGGCTCTTGAACAGTCTGGCAAATGTCAGAAATGCCGAAAGCTGGAAGACTTGCTCCGCTGGCGGGATGCTAACAACGAGTCTCCAATTGAACACGCTGATTACCTTGTGCAGTACCTTGAATTTAGCGGCGGTGGATTTGCTCGAATGGTTGTCCCTTGGAGCGGTTCATGGCCACCGTATTTTGCATCTCTTAAATTTTCTTACTGGCGACCAATCGGCCCGCTGCCGGGAGGTGAGTGATGAGCGACAACAAGGTTGAGGCTGAGCAATTGCGTGAGCAAGTGGAAAAGATGGACAGAATATTGGAGGCGTGTTGGCGATATTTTGACCATTGCCTGCGTGTATCCCTGCCTGCCGAAATCGACAGCGGCGAGATGATGGTGCGAATGACGCTGATGCGGGACGCACAGCGGATGCTTGGACTTATCGACCCGCTGCCGGGAGGGGAGTGATGTCGTTTGAAGACCACAATCCATCAATCGGCCCGGCATGCAATATATGCGAGTCTGACGATCCAACAATTGCTGCATGGGTTGACGGTTGCCTGACAATCGTCTGCAAGTTGTGTTTTCTGAAGGAGGGGAGTGATGAGTGATGCTATTTCCTACATCGTCTTGCCCATGCTGGTTGGCTACATATTCGGACATGTCTGCACGATAACATGGGCTTATTTCTTCTATTTAAGCAGTAGCAAATGTAAAACCTGCGGCGTTAAGTGTTACCAGCAGTGGTTTTGGGAAAGTGGTTTTTGTTCACATGAATGCTGGAAAGATTATCGAGCAAAGGAGGTGCGTGATGAGTGATGATGAAGATGGCAAGCGGTGGGATTTGCCACCAGAAGACAAATGGGTGGAGGTGCAATTTCTTGGTGTTGCAAAACTATTCTGCATCCACAAAATCTCTGGCTTGCCGGTGTGGAAGACTAGTGATGGCTGGATCGGTGTTGTAGGCGGTATTTGGTGGCGACCTTTACCTGGGGATGAAAATGAGTTCAACAATCTCAAGGGATGATGCCTTGGATTTGATCCGGCTCATCTCCATTTGGGTGGATTGCAGAGATGAGCATGAGAACCGCGAGATCATCAAGGCTATCAAGGAAATACTTGAGAACCGGCCCATAACCTGGAGAGACCTGTAATCATGCCCGAACCAGTTTGCTCCAGCATCGAACCCTTGATTCTATGCTATGTCTGGGGTATAGCTAGCCGCGCCCAGATTGCAGACTGGCTGGGTCTCAAAGAGGATGAGATTGATCCGGTTCTTCAGTATCTTCGCAGTAAGGTTGATCTATTTCGCATTCTAGCGGAAGGACCGGCCATCCCTCGTTACTCGAAATCCTTGGACGATTGGTCACTTTTCCCAGGTAAGAAGCGCAATCCTCTTCCACCTTTGGATTGTAGCTGAACCAAGACCGCAGATGCCCGAATGTGAAGTGGCAATCACGGCACAGGGCAATCAGATTAGCATCATCCAACTCATCCCCGCCGAATAGCAGGGGCAGCTTGTGGTGCGCCTCAAGGGCTTTCCTGGTTCCACAGGCGGCGCAATGCTTCCCATGAATGAAGCGGGCGCGGAAAGCGGGCCACTCCAGTGAACGGACTTGTCCACCGAATAGCATTGCGCCTATGGAATATAGTGTTTTTAGCATGATTAAGCCGGGGAACCCCGCCGCCCACCCAATATTCTGGGAACACCCCAGATACCAGAACGAGGCTCCCCGGTGGCTCCCGGTTAGTCCAGCATTTCCTTGATGATCTTGAACGCAATGCGGGCGACCATCAGCCAGGGAACGATGCCAATGGCGGCAACATTCTGCCCATCGACAGTCTGATCACCACCCTGCTTGAGGACACTTGTCAGCAATTCCTCATCAGACAGTTTGGCCAATGCCTCGATTTCCCCGGCGACAACCTGGCCACCGCCGATGGATTGGGCGAGACCGTAGCCAAGGACATTCCAGGCGGCATGAACAAGATCGGGCAGGGAAACATCCTTGCCGCGAATCTTGTCGAGCATCAATAGCAGAGCGTCTTGAGGAAACGAATTCGGATAGGGCAATAACATGGGTGGACTCCTAGAGAGATGACCAATCAATTACATCGACTTTTTGTTTGGGGAATCCCTTGATGGCAGAGAATGCCCAGGAATCCCCCTGCTTTAGCATCCCGTCGATTACGGATGCTTCAGCCCAAAAACCGCAGAGTGGGGGCGACCCTACGCCAGTTGGTCCCGTTGTCGCATTTGGTCCCCAGGAATTCTTGATCCAGCCACCCTCGCGGGTTCCGGTTTGATATCCCCAGAGTGCCATGCAATGATTCCACCGCCCAGAAGGAGTGCAGAACCCATCCTTCCTTTTCATGGTGAAACCTTGGTTGGAGCAGATTGCGATACCATAGCCTTGCGCCAATGCTCGTTTGGCGTTTTCCCAGGATAAAACCTTTGTGATTTCCTTTACTGGGTTAACCTTGGAAATCGCCTCAAGCTCATCTGGCACTCCTTTGTTCCCGAATTGGTCACACAAGGGAATAGAGTATTTTGAGAGATCGTAAGAACCATACTTTCCACGGGGGAGAATACCGTACTGCTTGACATACTCTGCCGCCCATGCCCCGATAGAACCCTGACCTCTTCCCAGTCGCCCTTTTCCAATCTCAATCCTCGATCCCCCATAAACCACCTCCTGGCAGAGTTCCTTCCATTCCTCATGCGCCCCGCCATAAATCTGCATGACCATGCTGGCTTCGACCGCAGCAACGGTTCCAAAACCAACGCATGACCCATAGTTTCCCTGGTTCTCTTCGTCAGCATCCTTCCCGGTCACCAGCTTGTGGATTTTCCAGATAAAAACTTCCGGGGGGAGATCGGACAGGGCGACCTCTGCCGCTGGAGTGTCAGCAAACGCCCCAAAGGGCTGAAGCGCGGCAATTTCTTCAACTGCCTCTGGATCATCAACCCAGCCATTGAATTGGGGGATCACACTCATTGGATAGCCTCCAGAATCTTTGCTGCCCGCTCCAGCCTGGAAACGGCCAAATCCCGAATATTTTGGCTAAGGACGGTGTTAGGGTCAGTTGGCAAGTCTTTGTTGAATTCCTCGCCCATCCTGGCCCTGATCTCCCGTAATGCGGTATTGGGCAACAGGGAGCGGGAAATCTCGATTGACCGTTGGAATGCCTGCCCCAGGGTGACGAAGCTAGGGTCTTTGTAAATCTGGGCAATCTGCCGATAGGACTGGGCTAAGGCGGATTTGTTCTTGGCCTTATCTGTCTCGTTTAATGCCCCATAAATGGCTTGAATTGCGTCCGCCAGCGGATCGTTGATCGGAAGGTCGGGTTTGGTGGGATCGACGGGTTTTGGTGGCACTACGGGGCCAGGATTGCCAATAACCACCTCGATAGCTACGGGATCGGAAGGTTCGTCCCCCAAAGCGGTGAAACCATAGAGGGTATACCTGCCGGGGAGATTGCAGGTGATAACAGTTGCCGTCTTGTCGGCTAGGAGTCCCGGCGGGAAGATGTTCACCCCAGGTGAAGTGGAAAAATATTTTACCGCCTTGCCTGTTAACTGGGTTGGTTTTATGACCACAAAGCTTCCCGGCTGGCCTTGAACCGGGGTGCTAAAGGTTAGGGTTGGTGGCTGGTTTGCGACGAATAGTAACAGGGTGGGCAGAAGGTAAGTCATGTTTGATAAGCCCTCATGGTGCAATCAACTCCGGTATTTCGATCACGCAGGTATCGCAACTCAAGCCACCACCCTCCAAGAGGGCGAGGACCGCGACCCTTCTCCGCATGATAACCATCATCCTCTATCTTATATGTTGAACTTCTCAAGAATAGCTGCTGCCTGGAACAGACCACTCCGCTGTTGTTGATTCCGTAGACGATATTCTCGTCCAGGTTGCGCCTGTGAATGTGACCTGAGATGTAAACATCTGCTATATACATACCGCGGGTTCTAGAATTATCTATTAGGCCGCGTGTAATTTCCCCGCCACCACCTGCGCCATGGTGAAAAAAGATAGTTTTACTCACCCTATTCTTTGGGTTCTCAACTAGGTTTGCCTGGACAAATCCCCAGTACTTTCCAAGAAGGACGGGTGATTTGGCCCGCTTCAAGCCCGCGACGAATCGGGAGCATACATCTGTGTCATGGTATTTCTCCCAGGATGTTTCATGGTTGCCCTTGGATACCAGGGCGATTACATCCTTGTAGGGTTCAAACCAGTCAATCGCATCGTCGATGACCGTGTCGATGTAATTGTCAGTCTGGTGTTCTGGGCGCAAGGATTTGGCCGATTTCCGCTTATCAAACTTGCCCTGCATAATGTCGAATGTGTCGCCAATAAGTAGGACTGGGATTCCTTCCTTTTTAGCTTCTTCCAGATCGCGCTTGAGTAGGTCACGGTTGCATTGAGCGGAGTCCCAATGCAGATCGGACAGGAGCATCACCTTGCTCCTATCGTTTGGTCTGATGCCGTCGAATTCCAACTTGTAGGCGTGAGGATCGGTCTGCCGTATTGACCACTTCATGGTTCTTCCCTGGAGAGTAATAGGGCAGACCGATTGGCAAGATTATTTCTTCTTCTTGCTCTTCCCGGCTTTTGAGAGGGCGATGGCGATGGCTTGCTTTTGTGGCTTGCCAGCCTTCATCTCTTTGCGAATGTTCTGACTTACAACCTTATTCGATGAACCCTTCTTCAACGGCATAAATCCTCCTAGACTAGACTCCAAACCCGCCACCTGCTCAAAAATTCGTCATACATCCCTATGACAAAATGATTGGCTTGAAGTAAAAGATTGTTTCCGTTGTGCGTGTAAAATCTATTTTCTGCCGTGCTATTAGCATCTTCGTGCTTCAATGTAATGGTGTTTGTTCCACTGTTCAGGATGTAAATAACACGCCAGGCATTTGCTGCTGCACCGCCAATTGGAACCAGCCCTGTCAGATCGTAATTCCCGGTAGACTGAATGCGAATCAAGCCATTTTTGCCAACGCCCAAATTATTCGTATTGGCTGACAGCGTGACGCTAGTTGGCAGGTATGCAAATGACCCAGCGGTTGCGTAAATCTGTCCGCCGCCAATCCCAATATATACGGCATCGCTGATGTACGCCTTGTAAGCTACTCCGGTTATTTGATCGGCAGCAACTATGAATTCCGTACCTTCTAGCGGATACTTAAGAGTCAGTTCATTGATCTTTTTGCTTGCCATGATTCACCTCAAGCCCAAGTTTGGTTCGGAATAGTCGGATCGTCTGGATTACGCTCCACCACAAAGGGCAGAATCTCCGGTGGCAAATCCATATCCACCAAGGATCGGACCATCACCCAATACTGGTTATCCGCTTTCAGATTGGGAACCTGCTCACCATTCGGTCCTTCGGTGGTCGTGCCGTCTGGATAGTAGTGAACACCGATCACGCAAATTGCCAGCGTCAAAGTGGCTTGTGTGGTATGGAATTCACCAGTCTCTGGATCACGGGTTGTGTAGCCAAGCTGCTCTCCAATAATGCCAGCTTGTTCCTGTGAATCGAATTTCAGCAGCAGATCAATCACGGGTCACCTCATGTGGAGAGTTGTTGCAGTTTGGTATTGGTCAGTCGTGCTGGGTAGTAGATGAGCTTGGCGATGTGGCCGTTGAGAATAAATTGGCTTGATGCCCATGCCCCTATGTTCATTTGGACAACAGGATCAATAGACCCAGAAGAAGAAGTTACGGCAGTTGCACCATTCAGGCTCCCAGCAAAATCGCTTGCCTTGTATGCTCCGCTTATTTTTATTGGAGATGTCCCAGAGACTAACGCTCCAGCAGTAATCCGGCCCGAACCGTTATAAAGGAAAATCTCTCCTGTTGGTGACGCACCAGAATGCCCACCATAAAATCCTTGCCTAACTTGATTGCCACTATCAATTAAAGAAACAGCGTGTGGGAACCCGGAGGAAAATGTCGATGTTACGCTTGACAACCTGTCAAATTCACAGGCCAGCGTCCCCTCCGTCCCATTCCAGAATCCTGAAAAGTCCGTTCCAGTAATCTGGCAGACATCTGCTGAACGGGTGACTGATGCGGTGGTGGTGGCGATGTAGGATGTACCAAATGAACCAGACTCTACCTGCGCTCCATAAACAACAGCGGAGCCAGTAAGTCCTGCATTTAAAGCACCAGATGTTCCAGTTGCAGCGGGAGCAATAACAAATCCCCAAGCTCCAGTCGAATTACATAAGAATGTAGCGTTAAGCCTCCAATAATCTCCAACATCATAAACTGTTGAAGATGTAGAAATTGTAGTCAAACCCGCTGCTGAAACTTGATAGGTAGTCCCTGTGGTTGTATTGATTGAAATTCCAGCTATACCAGCACCACTACGGGCAGAATAAATGGCTGGAAAAACGGTTTGTGTTCCGGTTGTCTTTTTAATGAAAATTGACATGGTGTAAGTTACACCATTTGTCAAAGCAACATCTTGATACCGTCCTTGTAATGATCCTGATTGAGAATCAGTAAATGTCCAAGCAGAATTAGAAATGCCATCGGGGCCAGTAACATTTTGGCTTATTCCAAGTGTTCCCGAATTTTCACCCCATGTCGTTTGAAATGAATTAGATTGCAAAAATAGGTTCGTCCGCTGCTCCTCAATCAATAATCCTTTCGATACCCATTGCCCACCGGATAAGACATGGTCGAAGCGAGGCGTGTTGATGCTTGCGCTGGTGAGGACTCCTGACGCATTAAAGAAGGTTCCAGCCGATGCCCTGCTGAATGACGGAGCAGGCCCAGCGACTGGAGTAAGAGTCTTATTGAGTGCGAATTGCAGATTGAGCGTTGGGTCTGGTTCGCTGAGAAGTTGCAGCGTGGCATTCGGCAGACGCTTGCGGTAATAGCGCAGGCGGGCGATGTGGCCGTTAAGTGGGCCACCACCGGAAAAGAAATTACCAATCGACAACTGGTCTACAGTCGGGATTGTTCCGCTTGTGTCCGTTATTGCTGCGCCACCATTTAGAACATCAGCAAAGTCATTCAGCTTGTAAGCAGCAGCAGCTTTAACAGTTGATCCAACAGGCCATGATCCGGCAGCACGGGAAGTTGCTACTTGAGGTGTTCCGGCATTATTCACGAACAGTCCATAATCCCCACCAAGGTTGTTTAGATTCCTGATTAACGCCACCTGATTATTTGCTGCTGAACTGCTTAGGCTTGCACCAAAAACAAACTGATTGCCGTTGCCAGAATTATTTCCAATTACATCTGCTTCAAAAGCTATTGAACCCTCCGTCCCATTCCAGAATCCTGAAAAATCCGATCCAGTAATCTGACAGACATCTGCGGAGCGGGTGGTGGAACCTGTGGAAAGATTTCTGATGTACGATGTCGCAAATGAACCTTGTTCCACTTGCCCGCCCCACACAAAAACATTTGCTGATGTTGAGCCGGTATATGATGGCAGTCTTGTTGCTGTAGAATTGTTATTAGTAAATACAATCAAGCATCCGGCTGTCCCTGAACCTGTCGCTGTCGCTGTCCAAGAAATTCTAAACCATCCATTGGAACAGTTAACTATTAAACCGGTTCCACCAGAACTAGTAGTAACAGAGCCAGTGTTAAGGTTAAAATTGCAATACTGCCCTGATCCAAATGCAGCCCCAAAATGCGTCAATTGAACAATGTCTGGCGCAGATGCTCCGCTTCCCTTTTTAACAAAAACTGATTGCGTCCAAGTTTGTCCGGCTGTAACAGAACCTCCCGCAGCGTTATAAACAGCGTGGTAAGAATTACTAGTAGTTTCAGCAACCAAGTCGCCAGTAGAATTTCCATCTGGAGCGGATGCTTGGTTTGAAGTTGTGGTTGCTCCATCCTGCGTCCAGTTTTCTATGGATTCGCTGTATTCCGAAAAGTTGGTCCTCTGCTCCTCCACGAGCAGACCCTTTGAAACCCAGCTTGTTCCGTTGTAGGTGTGATTGAAGCGCGGACCGCTGATTGCTGCTGAAGTCAGCACGCCAGACGAATTGAAATAAGTGCCGGTTGATGCTCTGGAGAAGGATGGCGTAGGGCCACGATAAGCGGTCAAGGACTTATCCAAGGCGAAGCGCAGATCGAGGGCAGCGGATAGGCCGGGATTCGTTCTTCCAGCGTGGAGGAGTGGTAGGGACATT